AACTACGCGGTCGAGGTCTGGAACGGAACGACTCTTCTCGGTACGTCGGCGAATAACGTCTGGGCTGGGGACGTCTCTAACTTCATAGAGATCGAACTCTACGTCGCTACTGGGACGAGCGGATACGTCAACGTCTGGGTCAACAACGTACAGGTTCTCGCTCTGTCGGGGATTACGACGCAGCAGTCTGCGAATGCTTGGGTCGACTCGATCTCGTATCAGCCATCTCCTGTCTCTGGTGGCGGCGGCTCGTACATCATTCTCGACGACTTCTACTACAACGACACGACGAGCGGTCCCGGTCTATTCCCGATGAACGGGAGAGCCGGCGACTCTCGTACTTCGACTCAGTTCGCCACGGGCAACGACGTCGTACAGTTCGCTCCACTCGCTAACGCGAACTGGCAGGAGATCTCTGAAGTCGCGATGGACGGCGACGCGTCGTACAACTACGACAACAACGCCGGGGATCAAGATACGTTCGTCTTTCAGCCTCTTCTGGCGACGCTGTCGACCATCTACGCTCTTCGCCTGACTTATGCTACCAGAAACGACGGTGCCGGTTCTAGAACGACGGCTGGCGTCGTGAAGATCGGGGGAACTTCGTACGTCTACGGAAGTCCGAACAGCGTGCCTGCGTCGGCGAACTACGTCTACTTCAGTAATCAGTGGACCCTCAGTCCTGCGACTGGTCTGAACTTTACGAGGACTGAGGTGAACGGAGCAGACTTCGGCTACAAGCTGGTGTCGTAATGGCTGAGAGAGTCTCTCAGGTCACCCCTGAGATCTTCGGTAAGGACGTCTCGAGTACCAGAATCTCTCAGCTAACGGCGGAGCTTCTCGGCTCCGGCGTTCCGATAACTCACGTCAGTCAGTTAGTCTCGGAGATACTCAGAAAAGATATCTCTACAGCACACGTCAGTCAGCTAGTCACAGAGCTATTCATCGCGACTATCCCCTCTACACACTTCAGCCAGATCGTTCTCGAGCTATTCATCCCCAACATAGAGGTCTTCATGCCACTCTGGTATCCGACCCTGCCCGGTCTCGGGTACTCTGTTCACTGGAGGCCGAAGTCGTTCAACATGCCGACGGTCGTCACGGAGACCGGCGCTCGCCTGGACCTAGGCTGGTCAGACTCGCCTCTGGACGAGTTTGAGCTGACGTACGACTTTCTGCGCGGTAAGAGATTCCAGAGCGGCTCCGTCGAGTTTCTCACGTTCATGGGCTTCTGGAGGAATCTGAACGGTAATCTCGGTCGATTCTTGTTCAGAAATCCTTACGACAACACGGTGACGAGACAGCTCATCGGCACTACCGACGGCATCACGCACGAGTTTCCTCTGGTTCGAACGTTCGGATACGGGAAGTATAGCGTCACGGAGAACGTCGGCTACGTCGACGTCACATGTCCGTTCAACGTGTATCTCGGAGACGTCAAGCAACCTCAGTCGTCGTACACCGTAGACACGACCTCCCCGGTCGATCAGATGCTCGACTTTAAGGCGACGCCGACGACCGGGCAAAAGATCTACGTCGATATGTCGTACGGCTACTACTGCTCATTCACTGAAGATACGATGGACTTCGAGGCGTTCATGAACGATCTCTGGTCTATAAAGAGCGCGAAGTTCTCGTCTAATCGGGCCGACACCTGATGGCAGCCTTTCTTCGTCTTGCGCCTCCTGCACTCGTGGCCGCTCTGATCGGCGGAGTGGAGCTGTTCGACGCTGATCTGTTCGAGTGGGATCTCGTCGACGGAGTGACGAAGCTCTATATGACGAACTGGAGCAAGGATCTCTCCTCCGGCGGAAACCTCTACTCGTCGAAGGCTCCGTGGCTCTCTAAGACGAAGTGGTCGGTCAACAACACGGCAGAGATCTCCGAGCTGGACGTTAAGCTCTCGGCGCTGAACGCTGGCTTCAACGGCGGAGCTCAGATCAAGACTCAGATTCATAACGGCTTCTTCGACGGATGCGTCTGCAAAGTCTCTAGAGTCTTCATGCTTACTCCCGGGGATGCCACGTCGCTGGGCGACGTTCCGTACTTCGTCGGAGACGTGGGCGGCATCGATCTAGACGGGATAACGGCAGACATCAAGGTACGGTCTAAGTTGGATCGCCTCGACATGCTCACGCCGAGGAACTTCTTCAAGACTAGCTGTCTGCACGGATTCTGCGATGCTCTCTGCACTCTGGCCAGAGCGACTTATACGACTACCGACGCTGTGGGATCGTCGCCCCCAGCTACTAGATCGTTCATACCGTGGACCTCGGTTCCGGCCGATCCTTCCAAGTATCTGCAGGGTACGATCGCCTTCACCAGCGGACAGAATACTGGAGCGAGGCGCAACATCGTCAACTCTACGTCGAGCGGAGTGACGCCAGTCTATCCGTTCTACTACACCCCTCAGGTCGGGGATACGTTTACCAGATTCGAGGGTTGCACGAAGAACGAGGACGACGGCTCTACTCACGACTGTACCGCTCGCTCGAATACCCAGCACTATCGCGGCTTTCGCTGGACTCCTCCTCCCAACTCGGCCTACTGATGTTCGAAGTCACCTATCTCGGGCGCTCCGTCTTCACGCGGTACAACGGCGTCGAGTCGGTACATCACTTCGAGACCCAGCAAGAGGCTCGTACTCGCGCGGCCTTCGTCGCGGAGGCGGTGACGTGGGTCGGGACTCCTTTCGTCAACTGCGGAGACGTCAAGGGTCCGGATGGAGCTGTCGACTGCGCGATGCTCCTGGTGCGCTCTGCCGTCGACCCAGGGATTCTGCCACCGTTCGATCCTCGTCCATATCCTCCCTCTCTGCTGCTGCACAGCGACAGAGAGGACTTTCTCGAGTGGATCCGAGATAAGCTCGGAGGCGTAGAGGTCGATAAGCCGAAGTTCGGAGACGTGTCGGTCTACCTCTGGGGTAGAATTCACACGCACGGAGCTATCGTCCTCGGAGATAATCTGGTGGTTCACGCCTACCAGATCTCTGGATTCGTGAAGTTCTCTAGACGAGACGAAGACGTACTGCTCTATCTTCCTCGAACAAGAAAGATGCCTCGCCCCGTGAAGCACTTCGATCTGTGGAGTAAGCAGTGGCTTCCTACCTAGGGCTCGGCGGCTCCAACGCGGATAAGCCCATCATCTACGGTGGGCTCAACGTCAGCACGTCTCTGCGCGACGTACCAATCCCGATCTTCGGCGGGACTCGCCGTCTGCCGACGAACTGTATCTGGTACAACAACTTCAAGAAGCACTCCGTCGGCGGAGGAATCTTCGGCAGCGGCGGCGGCGGAAAAGGAGGTCAGTACGACTACACGGCTGCCGTCTGCCTCGCGTACTCAGAGGGTCCGGTCGACAGCATCAATCTAGTCTGGTCCGCGGCGTCAGCCACGGCGCTGACGACGCTGTCAGATCTAGGCTTCTCGTTCAACTCTGGCACAGCGTCGCAGGCTCCAGAGTCGTGGATCGTCACAGAGTACCCGACGCAGGCTGAGTCGTACGCCTACACCTCGTACTTCTTCGACGAGAACTTGGATCTCGGCTCGAGCGCTCAAGTCCCGGACAATCAGTTCGAGGGTCAGCGGACGAGTATGTACTCGTACGTTCACTCTACTCCAGGATACATAGATCCTACGGTCGAGCCTCCGTATCAGTACACCGGCTACGACATCTTGATGTCTGACTGGATCACAGACTGGCTGACCAATCCTCAGTACGGGATGGGCTTCGCCAGCGGCGATCTCAGCAGCATGACTCAGTTTAGGAATCAGCTTCTCGCGTACGGAATCTTTCACTCGCCGCTCCTCAACTCTCAGGAGAAGGGCACTCAGGTTCTGGACCGATACGCGCAGTCCTCGTACGCCTGGATCTACTACGACGGTCTCCAGATTCAGTTCTTTCCTCTTGGAGATACAGTAGTCACCGGCAACGCGACGACCTTCACGCCGCAGAACGACGTCGCCTACGTCCTTACGCCGGGCGACTTCAAGGAGCCGATCAAAGTCACTCGCAAGGCTCCGATCGACTGCTACAATCGTACTCTGCTAGATCTTGTCGACCGGACGCTCGGCTACGTCTCCAATCCTCTGGAGTATCGCGACGATACTCTGGTGGACCTGTACGGTCTTCGCGACGCGCCGTCCATTCAGGGCAACGACATCTGCGATCCGCTAGTCGGGCAGATAGTCGTCAATCTATGCGGAGTGCGGACCGCCAACATTCGCAACACGTATCAGTGGAAGTCCAGCTATCGTCTCATCCTCTGTCTGCCGGGGACCATCCTCGCTCTGAACGAGCCGAACATCGGTCTGTCGAACTTCTTGGTGCGCGTGACTAAGATCAGTCAGGACGACAAGGAGCTTATCGAGATCGAGGCCGAGGAGTATCCTGGCACGATGGGGACGCTGCCGACGACCCTCCCGGCTGTCACGACCACCTCGACCGGACCGCCGAACGCTACGACTCCTAGCGGAAACGTCAACACTCCCATGATCGCGGAGCCGGACTCCTCGTTCACCGGCGGAGTTCCGAGACTGTACGTCGCCGCCAGCGGAGGAGCGAACTTCGGCGGCTGTCAGGTCTGGATCTCGTTCGACAATCTCAACTACGCGATGATCGATCCGATCAACGCCTCGGCTCCGCAGGGTGTTCTCACCGCCGCACTGGCGAGCCACGCCGATCCTGATCTGATCGACACTCTGTCAGTCGACATGACGGAGAGCCTGACGGTTCTGCCTCCGTTCACTACGGGGGCGGCCGACGCCTACAGAACCCTGTCGATGATCTGCGCGCAGCCGACTCTGTCCGGCGGCGTGTACGTCGTGCCGACGAACGGAGAGCTGCTCGCTCCCGGTACGACTGCGACGACGGGAACGTATACCGCGAATCTTACATATCTTCGCCGCGGACTCTACGGCACAGCTCCGGCTTCTCACAGCATCGGCGATCAGTTCACTATGATCGACGTTAGCCTCAGTCAGGGAACTACCGTCGCGTACGATCTGCCGCCGCAGTACATCGGTCAGCCGATCTACGTTAAGCTCGCGGCGCTCAATCAGTTCGATCGCTCAGCTCAGGACCTGTCGAGCCTTACGGCGTACAGCTACACTCCTACGGGCCTGGGGTACGGCACAGCAGCGGGCGGGGTGCCAGCGACCCCCACGGGCCTCGCGGTGGCCTCAGGCGTGCAGTCTGCGGTGGTTAGCTGGCTGGCCAACGCGGCGGCGGACAATGTTCTGTCGTACAACGTCTACAGAGCTCCTGGGACCGGCGCATCATTCGGCTCAGCAAGTATCGTGCAGAACATCAGCGCTCTCGGCTGGGATGATAATACGCTAGCGGCGAATACTGGATCCACGTACTTCCTCACCGCAGTCAACGCGGCGGGAGAATCTGGGCATACGTCTGGAGTTAGCGTCACCACCGCGACGACAGTCGTCAATCAGTTTGGGTTCGGATTCGATCGGGACGTATCATTCGGAACTCTCGGGCAGTCTCTGGTCGAGTTTACCGTCAACTTCCCGTGGACGCTCATCGCAGGTATGGCGACGTCCGAGGTTAAGATTACAGGAACTGGACCGACGACGTCGACCAGCTTCCCGATCTACGTCAACGGAGTCAACGTCGGTTCGATAGATTTCGCTACATCTGCGACGACGGCGACGTTTACGAAGGCGTCGAACACGAACGTCGCTGCCGGACAGACGACTCAGGTGTATCTGCCGTCGAATCTAAACGGCATGACTGGTCGTCTGTTCGGTTCTGTGGTAGGAACACGGTAATGACCATAATCTACTGGGCTGGCGGAGAAGATAGTGATCTTTATCAGGTCGGGGGAGCTATCGTTAGTACAAACTCGGCAGGATTCCGTAGCGGCTACGCCAGATGCGGGTTGCTCGTCAACGGTGCGGCTTCCGCTCAGTGGATCCCCTATGTCCCCTTCTCTTCTACGACCTCTAGTTTCTGGTCGACGATGCGTGTCTATACAGGCACTCAGGGGACCAGCAACGGGAGTAAGTATTTCTCGTGGTTAGATTCTTCTGGAATTGAGCGACTTCGTCTGGTCGGAACAGGCACTAACTCTACTTATCGTATAGAGAAAGTTGATAGTACGCCGACGGCGACACAACTCGGTTCTAACTTTACGATGGTCACGAGCAATGGGGCGATTCTAGATAAGCTCGACGTCTACATCAACTACAATACGTCCGGACAGATCACCGTTTATCTGAACGGAATTCAGCAGTTCACCTACAGCGGAGATGTCACGACTAACTCAGTCACCGCGCTTGGTCAGATAAACTTCGGTTATCAGCTCGCTGCCAGCTCGTGGCTTTCTGAAATGATCGTCTCAGACACTGATACACGATCGATGTCGCTCCAAACTCTCGCACCAGTCGCTAACGGCAACACTCACAACTTCGATACCGGAAGTCCGGCGGCAGCTAACGTCAACGAGATTGTTCTTAACGATGCTACGCTCGACGGATCTACGACTGCTGGTCAGATCGACGAATATACGATCCCAGCACTAGTCTCCGGAACATTCTCGATCATAGCAGTTGGCATCAGCGCCAGAATGCAGAAGGGGGCTACTGGTCCGTCTAAGATGGATCTAGTAGTAAGATCTGGATCTACTGACTACTTGTCTTCTGATCAAGTTCTTACGACTACGTGGACTGGTTATCAGAACTGGTGGGTCACAGATCCGAATACTAGCGCGAGCTGGACCGGACTTCCGGTAAACATCGGACTAAAGTCAGTCACCTAAGATGACGAATTACGTCGCGTCCAGCAAGTTTCTAGGATTTGGCGTACTCGATCCTCCGCAGAGCGCAGCAGACTCATCGAAGTTTCTCGGATATGCTTCTCTCGCTCCGCCACAGAATGCGGTTCTCGCGTCGAAACTTCTAGGATACGCTGTACTCGCTCCCCCTACGACAGCATCGTCGAAGTTTCTAGGATACGCTATCGTTGGTATTCGGTCAGCGCAATCCAGCAAGTTTCTCGGCTACGTCGTACTCTCTGCTCCTAGTATCGACTACATCAACATCTCTATCCTATGGTGAATCATGACAACGTCGATCCTTCAGTCCCCGTCCCCGAACCAGAACATCGTCTGCACGTCCAGCGCGGTCTACACGTCGGACAACAACGCGATCATCGCCAACGTCAGCTCCGACCCGGACATCAGCGATCTGCAGAATGCCGGATGCGTGGTCCTCAGCCCTCCGCCTACGAACTTGATCGCGAAGCTGCTCCAGGCGAACTTCAACTCGACCGGGGATCAACTTATTCCTCTGACGTTCAAGGGCGCGAACTTCAGGATCACGAAGATCACAGTCGTCAACACGTCGGTTCCTGGTATGTCTACAGCTCAGGGCGGCGTCTACTCGGCCGCAGCCAAGGCGACTGGTCAAGGCATCATCGTCGCGGCAGGCCAAGCGTACACTGGACTGACCAACGCCGTCACCGCTCTTGATCTGACGCTGGCGCTTCCTAATCTGGTTCTTACCGCCGGAACGTTCCTCTATCTGTCGCTTACCGCCGCTCAGGGAGCGGTCGCCACCGCCGACGTCTACGTCTACGGCGAGGTATTCTCGTGATAGACTGGAGCTTCATCAGAAAAGTCGAGGGAGTTCGGTACGTCGGCTACGTTCCTGATCCGAAGGAGAGTAAGTCCGGCGTCACCATCGGCTGCGGCGTCGACCTCGGAATGATGACTGACGCCGAGTTCAACTCTCTGCCGGTAGCGCTCCAGGACGTCGTAGAGCCGTACCGTCATCTCGTCGGTCGCGCCGCGATCCAGAAGCTCAACGCCTCCCCGCTTTCCGTCGACACTGATCAGGTGAATCTGCTGAACCAGATCATCTTCAACGAGCTGTCGTCAGAGTTGCAGAAGGACTACGACAGAGCTACAGGAGAGGATGGTTCGTTCGCCCATCTTACAGATGGGGAACAAACCTGCATCATGAGCGTTGCCTTTCAGTACGGGGTGCTGGCCGCTAAGTGTCCAAGATTCTGGTCCGACGTTACGACCAAGAACTGGACCTCGGCCATCGCTGAACTCCAGAACTTCGGTGACGCCTATGAGTCGAGACATCTGCAAGAGGCTACGCTTCTGGAGGGGGCTACATCGTGAACATCAACTGGGACAAGATCGACGAGCTAGTGGCGTCGTGGGCGAGACCGTACACGGTCTACGTCTCCTCGACGGCCATCGCGATATGCTGCTTCATTCCAGCGACGGCGGCGGAGGCTCTGCCTCTGGCGGGAGCGCTGGCGGGAGGGGCAGCGGTTCTTCGTACGATCGACAAGAAGACGATCGCGAATACCGATCCGTCGAAGGCCGACACGGTAGCCAAGGGCTGACAGATGGCATCCTTAGCGCCCTACGCGAGTATCGTACTCTCGCTCATATCAGTCCTCAGCGTCTTCTATCTCGGGTCTGTGAAGATCGCGAAGATAGAGGTGAAGGTCGACACGATGTGGGACTTTCAGATGAGACGAGCCTTCAGCGAGGCTGTGAAGACGGGAGTCGGCACCGTGAATAGTCCTCTCACCTTCGTGCCAGAGTTTCGAGCGAAGCTGGACCCTATGAAGAATGATCTTCGCAGCTTCTGGGAGAAGTACAAGTATCTGCCGGTGCAAGACTTCATCGTTCAGCTCGAGGCGTACTTCGGGAATCGTATCACCAAGGAGATCTGCATTCCTCTCGGCTTGTCGCACGGAGCGTGTCTCCTCATGGCGCTCGCGGTAGCGAAGGACGTCGACTCTCTAGATCTCGACGAGCTCATTCTCGCCAAAGTTTATCACTAGTCTTTCGCGCCGTTCTGTGGTATGGTACTTCCTCGGCGGTGCACATCTGGAGAGATCATGAAGAAGATTATCGTCGTAGTCCTCGCTCTTGGTCTCTCCGGATGCGCCTCCGTAGCTTCCGGGATCACCACCGTCGTTCAGTCAGTGTCGAGCTCCACGCCTACTCAGGTGACGACGCTGGCTGACGCGGTCTCCGCCGCGACTCTCGTGACGCAGGCGGTCGACGTCTACGTCAACACGGCAAGTCCCAACAAGGCGACTCTTCTCGAGCTCCAGACTCTCAACAACGGAGTTCACGCGGCGCTCGTCTCTCTGGAGGCCGCCAACACCGCGAACCAGAGTCTTGCGATCGCTGCGTTCAACGCGGCTCTCACGGCGTTCAGCTCGTACGCCACAGCGGTAGGAGTTCCACATTGACGACAACTCTCGACAACATCGTCGCCGACGTCACCACGGTCGTCAGCGCACTCGCTCCCATCGCCGAGACTCTTGATCCTGCGCTGGCTCCCGCCATCGCCATCGGCACGAAGATCGTCCAGGGAGTTCTGGCGACTGAGCCGACAGCCGTGGCGCTCTACAATCAGCTCAAGGCGGGGACGCCTCCGACCGCTGCTCAGCTCACGCAGTTTCAGTCGGCCTACGAGTCAGCCTACCAGAAGCTCAACGCTGACATCGCGGCGAAGCTGGCAGGAGGCTGAGGCACTAGATAAGCCACTCTCGGTAGTCGTCGCCCATGATCGAAGCGGAGATATTGATCTTCGCGCGGAGAGCCTTGAGGATCTTCTCATCTATGGTTCCTCTGGCGACGAGGTCGACGTAGGCGACGGACTTGGTCTGACCGGAACGGTGAGCTCTATCCTCTGACTGAAGTCGCTTCTCGAGGTCATAGTCGTTAGAGTAATACACGACGGTCTTAGCTGCTGTAAGAGTAAGACCAAAGCCTCCAGTCTGCGCATTTCCGACGAAGAACTGAGCCTGTTTCTCCGCAGGACAATCCCTCCACTCCCCAGAGTCAAAGGCTCTCCCCTGAAATCGAAACAGAGCGTGCTCGCGCCGGTCGTCGCTGACCCCACCGTGATACTCGACGATCGAACCAGCTCCGAACTCAGCCTCCACAGCTTCGACAATCTTCTCAATGTCACGCCGATATCTTGCCCAGATGATGGTCTTGCTGTCTGTCTCTTGAAGTACGTTGATGAGCTCGCTGATTCTGTTAGAAGGTATGTCGTGACTGTTGCCCTCCTCGTCGTTGGTGTGACCGCAGACTACCTGATGCAGCCGTAGAATCTGCGTGATGACGGCAGTCGCCGTGACGCTCGCCCCCGGGACCTCTCCCATTCCTCCGCAGCGAGTACAAACCAGATCGTCTCGCATGGTGCCGGTCCCGCCGCACTCCTTGCACTTCTTCGACGCTTCAAGAGTCGCAGTAGCGTTCTCACGAATCTCCTGATAGATGCGCTTCTGCTCGTCCGTCAGCTCTACCTCGCGCACCGAGTAGACCTTCGGTGGTAGATCAAGGCACTCATCCTTCTGGACTCTGAAGGAGTGCGGCGCGATCAACTTCCCCAACTCGTCCACATCTCTGTATCCCACTACGACTGGAACCTTGCGTCCCCCGAACCACTGGTTCTTCATCACGGCGAACCGTGCTCTGAACGCGAAGAACGAGGTATATCCTAGAATCTTCGTGTCGAGAAAAGAGAACTGTCCGTACAGATCGAGAGGTGATCTCGGAGCGACGAATCCAGTCATTATACGACGATACGACATGTATCGTCGTAGTTCCATCAGACGCTTGGTCCTGGTCGCGGCATGGTTCCGAATCGTCGTACTCTCGTCGATGTAGCAGACTATCCTCTTGTACGCCTGGAGGAATCTGGTCAGATACAGATATCCGTGAGTGCCGGAGGAGATAGCCTCTATGTTCATCACCAGGATCGGGAGGCCCGTCTCGTAGTCGAGTAGATCTCTGAGGACTTCCTGGTGTCCCTTCGAGCCCCCTCCCGCTCTCCACTCTACTATCCCTGCATCGTCGTAGATGTCTGACGGCATGTGAGTGGGGAACTCGTTATTCACCCAGTTCATGTAGACGCCCTTCGGAGCAAGGACTACTGCGGCGTCGATCATCCCAGCCTGCCACATCGCGGACATCTCGTCGATCGCGACCTTAGTCTTTCCTGTGCCCATCTCCATCAGATAAGCGTAGGCTGCTCTGCTCCACGCGAGCTCGTTCGCCTTCCTCTGGTGAGAGTAGGGAGTGGTCTTGTACTGATAATCCTGCATTCCCACACTATACACGAGAGCGCGCGCGACGACAAACGAGCCAGCAGATACTCCCCGCCGAGTCGTGGTCAATCGGCAATATCGGCAATACATCGGCAATAGGTTCAACCCCTTGTCTTCGTTGCTCTTTCGACGGTATGTATTGCGATATTGTTTATTTTGCCGTTTTTGGCGCGCCGGGCTGCTGCCCTTGCGCGCGCGTGCGTACAAATCGGCAATAAATCTAATAGGTTTACGTCGGCGCAGCTCCGGCGTATGCTGCAACCAGGAGGCCTATCGTGGAACTAGATATGGAATCTCCGGCGTTTACAGACGCGCCGGACGAGGGGGAGAGTCTCCGCCTTACAGAGCTCGGACGAGAGCTGTACGAGGTGGACGCTGCGATCAAGGCCGCGGAGGCTCTCATAGAGGAGAAGTCGAAGCGCAGGCTCGAGATCACGATGAAGGAGCTTCCTGACTACATGCGGAAGATCGGTCAGGATAGGATCGGTCTTAACGAGTTTAACGTCGATCTCGTCATGGAGTCGTACTATCACGCCAACATCAAGGCCGAGTGGCCGGAGGAGCAGCGCGAGGCTGGCTTCGCGTATCTCGAGGAGGTAGGCTCGGGCGATCTCATCAAGATGAACGTGATATTCAGCTTCGGTCGCAACGAGATCCTGCGCGTCAAGTGGCTGCTCGGCTTCGTACGTACTCTCCAGCACTATCTCGGCGAGGCGAAGGTGGAGTACGAGAACGTCCCAGATCCTCTCGTCACTAAGGGGGTCGCATGGAATACTCTGACCGCGTGGCTCAAGGAAAGAATCACGGGCGGATTATCCGTCGATCTAGAGAAGATCGGCGGCACTGTCGGCACTATCGTCAAAATTAAACCGAGGAAAAAGTGATGGGAAAGAAAGAAGTCATAACGCAAGAGCGTATCAAGGTTCCTGGCATCGTCGAAGTTACTGATCCGAACGAGTTGGCCGAGTACGAGGGTGTAATCGGAGCAGGGCAGTCTGAGAGCGTAGAAGATCGGGGTACGCCTCTTCTCTACGTCGCTCAGAAGCAGTCTCCTCAGTGCGAGGAGCGCGACGCGAAGTACATCAAAGACCTCAAGGCAGGAATGGCGTTCAACAACCTAACCGGACAGATGTACGACACGGAGCACGACGGGATGCCGTTTCTTCCGTGCTACATGAGAATGGTCTGGTCCGAGTGGACCCCTCGCGACGACGGCGGCGGGTTCCACGGAGAGCACCATCGTAGTCTGAACATGGAGTCGATCGGGGCGAAGCCATTTCGTCGTAACGAGAAGTCTGATCCGAGGCGCGACATATTCGTCATGCCGAACGGTCACGAGCTCAAGCTGACGGCGAAGTACTACGGCGTTATCCCGATGACGTGGTCGCCCATCATCATCCCGATGGCGTCGACGTCTCTCGGCTGCTCCACCAAGTTGCAGGCGCTGATCGAGTCCTTCAAGGTGATGATCAATGGGCGCATTCTCCCGAAGCCTGCTTATCACAACACCTACGTTCTGAAGACCACCTACGAGTCTAACGACGACGGCTCGTGGTTCCAGTGGGCCGTCGGCGAGGTTAAGCCGACGGGGGATAAGAACCTTCGCGAGTTCTGCAGACAGTTCGCCATCGCCTGCGCGAAGAACGAGGTCAAGGAGTCGAAACCTCTGCAGGAGGTCGCCAGCGTGAGGACTGCTCCGAAGGACGGAGACGTACCCATCTAGCCCAGCTAATGGCCCGATAATCCGTCAGAAGATTATCGGGCCATCCTCTTGTTTAGATTATCAGGGCTGGGAATGACAACGCCAGATTCTGTCCTCAGGCTCGCGAGGCTCTTTCGAGGCTTCGAGGGGGCTTACGGAACGTACGATCATAACGCCGGGCGGCAGAACGGCGTCAAGGTAGAGATCAAGTCATCCGCCAGAACGATTCGTTCGCGAGTCACGAGCGAGCTGTGGACCCTTCACGTCAGCGGTAAGAATCCGCTAGGCATCATCCCGATCTGCGAGGACGAGACCTGCTTCTGGGGATGCATCGACGTCGACAAGTACGATCTGGACTTTGGTATCATCATGAAGATGATATCAAAGTACAGGTTGCCTCTGGTAGTCTGTAAGTCGAAGTCAGGAGGAGCTCATCTCTTTCTGTTCGTGATGGAGGCTATCTCCGCCGCCGAGATGCAGGGCAAGCTGAAGGAGTTTGCCGGAGTCATGGGACTCGGAAACT